CCCTTGTCCTCGTAATGAGGACAACTCCTATCGAAGGGCATAAATAGTAATATTTATTTAATCGATAGGGACCCAGAATGAATGTGATGAAAGTCAATTCACTCTGGCTTTGCGAGGTTCTTAGCCTCTGTATTCAGTCGAATCAGGGCCGAGAAGCCCAGTCATTCCGCCCGGTCCATAAAGCTTTTCAGCAATATAAATGACCTAGCTGGAATTCTAATAGGCAATCAATAAATAAGAATGAAAAGTAGAACATGAATTCAGGCCTCGAGCCTTCTGGTTAAGATTTCTCTTCCAAAAGACCTTCAGTCCTGCGTCCATATTCTGGCTCTCCTTTCAGTTTATTGAGAAATTGATTCTTCTGACTGAATTCCTTATATTGACCGAGTGGTCAAAATAAGAAGACTTTCAGGGACTCCATACACCGTAAAGTGAAACAAATCTAATAGACTTGCTTTCACTAGATGGATGTGTGGTCATCCCCTCAAGGAGTCTGATGTACCTCTCCATAAGGACGGATTTCCAAGAAATCTATCTTCTATGAAGAAATACACCAGTTCAGCTAGAGGAATCGCTTTCCTTCTTACTCTACTAATATGATCTCGTGGTCTGCATCAATGATCGAAACCAGATATCTCCGCTGTCCTTTCACCTTACACAGGTAAAATGACAGAAGATAAATGGTCACGGTCACCGGTACAGTTCCTCGCAGATAGAGTTCGTCTATCCCTCGGAAAGCCACTGGAACCATGAAGTAGGTGGCATCTGACTACCAGGAATGGTCCAAATGGACATGCACTTACGGGTATCCTTGAGGATCTCAAGGCTATTACCGGATCATGCATTCCCCATCTGACCACTCTTGGTGGTAAGAAGATAGTAACTTATCTGTCCCATTTTAAGGTCCTTACCTCTAAGGAAGGTGCTCTTAACTACATCAAGGAGAGACTCAGTCTGAGATATCAGAAAGAATCGCCTTCTAGACTGGCTAAGCTCATCTTTATTAAAGATAAAGAGCTTAAAATGAGATCAATTGGAATCGGTAACTACTGATACCAGGCTGCACTTAAGAATCTTCATGATCAGCTGATAGACATCCTCCGGAGAATTCCGGAAGATGCTACCTTTGATCAGGGGAAGGCTCCTCGAGTGCTCAGAAAACCCGAAGGTCACAGCTATTGATCCATGGATCTTACAGCTGCTACTGATAGGTTTCCTCTCTGATATCAGAAGAAAGTCATAGGTGAACTCTTCTCTGCAGAGGTCGCCGAAAGTTGGTCCTACATAATAACTACCAAATTCTCAAGCCGAGAATTTGGTGAGGTTAAATATGCTGTGGGTCAACCCATAGGATTTTACTCATCCTGAGCAGCCTTTGCTGTGTCGCACCACATTGTGGTACACGCAGCAGCAATAAAGGCTGGAATCAGAGACCTAAAGGGACTTTACGTCCTGCTAGGTGATGATATCGTTCTATGTCACGATGACCTTGCACGAGAGTACAAGATTATCATAGGGCTACTTGGAGTAGAGCTTTCCATATCAAAGACTCATCAATCTGACCATACCTATGAATTTGCTAAGAGGTGATATAGTGATAAATGAGGAGAGATTTCTCCCTTTCCCATTCATTCTGTCTCACCTAAAGCAAAATACACGGATATTATCGCAATAATAAATTCTGCTGCTGAGAAAGGCTGATCACCTTCCTCACAACATTATCTAGAATTTGCGGCTGCATCTAATTGTCTTCTTCACAAGAATCACGGAGACGAGTTTTACTCTCGATCACTACGATTCCTAAACCTATATCGGCTATGCTTCATAGCTAGTACAGGACAGGGATCATGATCGGAAGTAATTCGTAACCTTGATGTTGCGAGAAGGACAATATCAGTTGCAGGGTCGGCTTGATATCATCCTAAATATGGAGAGGATCTATACCAACTAACCCTTCTGGTAATATTCCTTAATAAGGGTGTAGGTAAACTTGCTACTGCAACTAAGGTTGCAAGCAGGACTATACTGAATCTGATTCCGCGGACTGCGGAACCAAACCACCCTTGTAAAGGTCTATGATCCGTTCTAATTAATCTCCCCCAAAGTCACATTGTGTCAGATATAGTTGATTCCTTTTCTAAGGATTCATTTCTAAGTCTTATACAACAGTACATTGGGCAGGATAATAAGAAACTATCGTCACTGATTACTTGTGATCTGAATACAGTTCTGACTACCCGGAATCAGCAACTATCATGGAATGTCCTACACAAAGTAGTTCAGGCCATAGTAGTCACGATATCCCGGGTTTCAGAACAGGGTTGTACCTTTCGTGGTCCCGAGCAACTACCGCTAGAGGTCGTGAGAGCCGCTTTTAAGCCTATCTCTAATAGATCCCTAGCAGTAGGTACTCGGTACGTATCGTCTGACAATCCACTGTATTCTTATTGAGTGGAGATGAAGAAACTAGGAGTTATCGGTCAAACACAAATGTGGGTGACAGCTAAAACCAAGGGTCTTCAACCACTCCAACAAGACACAATTCTTGATGATCCAGACTTTTCGATCTTTAGTCGGATCGATTATCTAGATAAGACTGGAAAGGTCTCTTCATATCTCTATGGAGAGCGGGGGTAACCAATCCCTCGTTCCCTTAACTTAAATCTCATCTCTGAGTGCCGCGTTAAGGAGTTGTCCTCATTACGAGGACTTCGG